CTAACGTCTTCTTATCATCTAAAGCAACTGATAATTTTGTTGTGGCATCATCATTGTAATCCTTGACTGCTTGAGGAGTAACAGTATATCTTTGTTCTCTTGGTGCTGTAATAGCAGTAGAGTAATCAACTTGAACCTTCTTGATAATTCCACCTTCGTCTGTAGGTACTTCCTGATAGAAATATGTTTTAGCAACAAAATCCAAATCATATTGTATAAATCTTCTAGTTGAAAAATCTCCTTCATACTCATCACTAAAAGAAATGTTTCTTAGTGTGTATGGTATATCTCGTTTTTCTTCTATACCCTCTAACATATTAACTGTTACATTATATGAAGGTTGGAAAAATGGAAGTATTTGTTCTACAATTTGCAAAGCATCATCTTGAAGTTTGGTTGCAAAACTCAATCTAAATCCAATATCGTATGGTACAGGCAAAAACAATTTCTTATGTTTTGTTTTTGATGTAGGACTCTTGGCAGTAAATTTTGTTATTGGTGATGCTTTACGAGAAACATCGTAAGTATACGATGTCAACTCGAATGAAATTCTAGGTAAAGTAAGTGCTATGTTGTCATCAAAATTTTGCTGTTGTTCAATTCTTGCTAAAAACCTTTGCATTGGTCCGTATGCAATAGGAACCTTAACCATACTAACAGCCTTACCATCACCAGCAAACTTTTTGATTGTGATGTTATTGAACAGAGTGCCAAAAGCAATAACTGTTTTTCTTATGGTCTCATTGTAAAAATAATTACCTACCATTATACTTCACCAAACGGATTTCTTTCTGTAAAGTCTAGAACTGATGTATCGGAACGTACTTCAATAGTGTCTCCAGTATTGTAAGAATCGTCGTCATCATAGTTGATGTTATTTAGAACGTATAGTGCAGATCCAAATCCAACGTTAGATATAACCTCACCAACAGCAAACTCACCAGAAAGATGTTTAGCAAGTAATGTATTAGTGGATGTATCCCATTTAGATACAAATGCAGTGGTAAGACTTGATTGTCCAGTAATCATGTCACCATACAAGAATGTACCACTACCTACGGTAGACGCTGCACCTATTGTTATTGAAGGAACTACAGTATATCCATAACCAGCATTGGTAATATGAACACTTGCTACCTTACCATCTGCAGATAGTTTTGTGGTTCCAGTCGCTCTTGTTCCTCCTGTATCTGGTTCGTCAAATGTGATAGTTGGTGGTGTAGCATATTGAGATCCAGTAAATGACATGGTTACAATACCAACTACACCATCTGTACCGATGCCAGATTTTGTTGTTACACCAGATCCTTTTCCATCTTCAGGTAGGAATTGTATTGTTGGATCGTCTACTCCCACAATATATCCAAAACCAGGATCTGTTATTTCAATACGGGATACTGCTAAAGACTTAAAGTTTCTTGTACCAGTATGAGTTGTAATAGCAACTGCTTTTGCAGCATGTCCTGATCCTACAGGAGGTTCAATTAAAACTGAAGGTGCATTTGTAAATCCTGATCCACCATTGATAATATCGATCTTATATATACCACCATTCGTAAGTGTTGTAAATGCAGTTGCTCTATTACCCTTATCACCTAGTGTCATGGTCACATTGTAACCAGCAGTTTCAAAATCATCATCAATATCAGCAATACCAGTATTGATTGTTTCGTCTGAATACTCAAATGGTTCTAGAGTCAACCTGTAAGTATAATTTTTTTGTAACTGATAAAATTCTACAAGATCATTTACATATTTGATTTCAAATATTATATCTCTTAGAGGAAAATATATAAGATCTCCTTCATATGGTCTTTCTTGATTTTCAGATCTCCCTGTAGGACCAACCTCTTTACCAGGAAACTTCCATAACAATGGTGCTATACCATTTGTATATGACTCTTGAGATATGATAACGTCCATTTGGGCAGTTGATCTTACACCAAATTTTGTAAGTAAATTATACCCCGAATCAAAACCTTCATATGATTCTATATAACCTTCTATGGGAAACGATCTATCAAATTTGGAATCAACAACTTCACGCATTACATCCTTAGATGTAACATATACTCTTGGCATGTAAACAAACTCGATGCCATGCATCTTTATGTGTTCATTTACAAGATCCTGAACAAGGTTCTGTTCACCCTTGCTACCTTGTAAGAAAAAAGGATTGAGTGCCATTATCCAATCATATCCATTACTGGTAGTTCGTAAGTAGAACTCATTGTTTCTTCCAGTGCTGTTATTTCAGCAACACCGTCATCATAAATTTGCCTACCATTGAGCTCTACACCACCAGGTAATTTCACACCTTGATACTTGATCAAATTTTGCCCCCATTGTTTTTTCAACAATGCAGTAAAATATCTTTTCAAAAATGGATCATTATAAACTTTGGTAAAATCATTAGGATCAAGTGTTCTATAACATTCAATGATTAAGTAATCATCTTTTTTCATACTTGAATAATCAGAATCAATATACAATCTATTTTGCCTTCTGTTAAATCTTATTTGCTTGTCAGGGTGTAATATAAAATCAATGTCCTCTAGATATCTTTTTGTTTGTGTGTAACTTAGCAGTTCCATAGAACTGAAGTAATATATCTCATTCAAAAATATTTGATATGTCAAGTTGAACATGTTAGATGCTATTGCACGACTATCAACTTTCCAAACTTTCTCAATACCAATTACGGCATCTGGTACTTGTATGTAATTTTGTGTTTCTTCAAATGAGAATGTAGTATTACCTATACCAGTTATATTTACAGTAGGACTAGTAGTTGTGGTGATGCCAAGAGAAGTTGTAGCACCATCTTGACCACTTGCCTGTACAGTATCAGTAAAATCCTCAGTTATCTTATGCTTCAAATACATCTTTTCCACACCATCCATGTGACGGTTGTGAAACATTTGAATGGCATCATCAATTAGATCATCATATTGCTCGTCAGCAATATTGACCTCTAATACGGGAGCACCCAATTGCCTCTTACCGTAATCTATAAGTCCTTGTCTGGTATTTGGTTGTGCCATGTTCTATTTATCGTGTGATAACAACATCTAATTCATCACCAACATCTAATCCTGTGGCAGGATTGATTATTGTGACCTGTGGACTACCCTTAGTATAATCTTGAGTAAGTTCTAATCTAATACCATTCTGAAACACTTGAATATTATCAGGAGTGGTATCATTATCAGAAGGTGTGAATACTGTTTGACCTTCTGTAGCAGTAAACATGTCTTCACCTGCATCAGAGACTAGAGATATTTCATCTCCTACATCTGCACCTGATCCAAGAGTTATAGGAGATCCTGCATTGTAATCAGTTCCTCTTCTTAGTAAGACACCATTCAAGTAAACATGAATCTTTTCTTTGATTGCACCAGGAGTTGCTGAAGTTGTTTGGAATTCAGTTTGACCTTGTGTGGCAGTAAAGTATTCTTCACTAATAGTATGACCAAAACCAACTTGAATTGTTACCCTATCACCAGCAGTTGCAGCAGATTGTGCATTGAAGTTGATTGTTTGTGGTGCAGATAACTGGAAGTCGCAAGATGATGCAGAACCTACACGGTGTCTTACACCGTTGACAAATACTGATACTGGGAATGCTTTTGACTGTGCTCCATCATCAAATACATTTGGTGCAGTAAATGCAGTTTGACCTGCAGTAGCAGTTGTAGTACTTTCAGATATACTTGTAGCAGCACCCGAACTTGATGCAACTGTTTGGAAGGTAAGCGTACCTGCACCATCTGTAGACAAAACTTGGTCTGCTGCCCCGTCGGCCACAGGGAAAGTTAGACCTGCAAGAACTAATTGATTAGTGCTAGGGTTGTACGTAAGTCCTGTATCAACCTTGACTGCTTCATTACCTGATGAGGAATCAACAAAAGCAAGGTAATGTGTTGCGTTATCTGTTACAGCAGTAACACCAACTAACGATGAAGCACCAGTAACATTACCCGTTATATCACCAACAACACCACCAGATGCTGTGATTGCTCCTGTAACTGTAGCAACTCCAGATATGCTTACATTATCTAAGTTTGTATGTCCATCAACATCTATTGCTCCAGTTACAGTAACATTGGAACTAGCAGCAAGTGTTGTGAATGAACCTGCAGCTGCAGTTGACCCACCAATAACTACGTTGTCTACTGTACCAGCGTTTATATCTGCAGTGGTAGCAACCAAAGACCCAATCGTACCTAAACTTGTTAGGGATGAACTGACAACACTAGATCCAAGAGTAGTTGCACTTAGAATATCAGTATTGTTTATCTTCAGTACCTTACCAGTAGCAAGGTTTATATTTTCTGAGAATCCCCAGTTATCTCCTGTGGCCTCAAAGTTTATTGTCTTATCTCCGTCTCCAGAGTCAACCGTAATACCTGCTCCGTTTGCAGCAGAATCATCTGCAGCACCAGTAGCTAATTGAACATTCTTATCAACTATATTGACTGTAGTTGAGTTGACTGTTGTAGTTGTACCATCAACTTGCAACCCACCAGCAATTACGACTGTACCTGTGTCGTCACCTACAGCAGCAGGGTCAATGGTAAGAGTTGCAGGACCAGAAATCGTGCCATTCGTAACCCGTATAGCAGACCCTACTGCACCAGTATGGAATTCAGTAGCAGTTATAATACCAGATGCATTTACTGTACCAGATTGTAACTGAGGTATTGTTGCAATACCACTAACATTCAACTGGGTAATTGATGAAATACCACCTGGAGTAACAACTCCTTTTTTACCAATATATCTGTAACCTACAATATAGATGTTAGTATCTGATACTCCAGTCGGTACGTTTGTATCATTGAAGTTTAGAACACCAGATGAATAATCAAAGAACCATCCATCACTAGATCCAGAACCAGCTGCAGATAACTGAACACCACCAGAATTAGGATCACCTTTATAAACTTTGATGATATAATCTGAACCAAATTGCGTATCAATCCAGTCACCTAAAATTCCAGAACCAGTATCATTATATGTTGCATATGCAACAAAAGAACGACTACCAGAAACCGTACTATCAACGGTCATTCTATGACCAGATGCACTGGCAAGATACACTCTTACAGTGTCACTATCTGTACCTGGTGGTGTCGTTGGAATTAGATCACTATCAGCGTAAACGCTACTGTTAGGAACAACTAAGGGAGACGCAATTGCTTCACCCGAAGGAGCTTTTTTAGTACCACTTATACTTCCATCTTCTGCTATACCTGTCTTCGATGCGGTATAACCAATCTTCTTTAATAGATAATCTATCTTTTGGTTTGATGATGCTGCCACTGGTTATTCCTCGCTTATGTAGATGTGAATGACATTGAAGTTATTGACTGCCCAGAGGTCAATTTCCATCTGATCAGAATTCTATTATTAGAATCATTAGAAGAAGATTCTGTTCCAAAGGTGCATGTAAATGTACCTCCGTCAGTATCCATTAGTCCACCTGAAGAACATCCTGGTTCCGCAGTTGTTGGAATACCAGATCCTTTATATGCTTGGAACATATCTGCCCAACCATTTGTACCAGATAATGAAGTAGTCCAAGTTGAGTTATCAGGCATACAAACAAAACATCCTGCTACTGAACCAGCATAAGTTATACTAAATTCTGAAACAGCAGATCTAATTAACTCAATTTGGAAGT